AGACGATGAAGACCAAGACGAATGAGCAACAGGTAGGTGGCAATCACTATGAAAGGCTTAAAACTGAGCCAGTAAAGGTGTTTGCCGCCTTTAATTTTAACTGGTTCCAAGGTGAGATACTGAAATATGTATCAAGGTTCCAATTTAAAAACGGTGAACAAGATTTAGGTAAAGCCATACATATTGCTCAGATGGCTAAGGACCTAAAAGTTGGAGAGAAAAAGAAGAAACGTATTAAGTTCTCAAAATTAGTTTATGAGAAGAAGTACCTTTCTGATTTGGTAGAAGATTATCGTAAACAATTCGAGTATGAAGAATATATGACTGTCATTCTTATCGGACTTATAGAGGAGAACTATCTTTACGTGAAAGAACAAACAGTTAAATTAAAAGAGAAATATTATGGCAAGGAAGAGGGTACTACTGGTGGACGGAAATAATATCCTACACCAAAGCTTTCACAAATTTGAGAAATTGAAGAGTACAGATGGTAAGCCAAGTGGAGCTATCTTTGGATTCTTTAAATCTCTACACATGTATATAGATAGGTTCCAACCTAATGATGTGTATATCACCTTTGATAATGGTCATTCTCCTTTAAGGGATAAGCTTTTACCAGAATATAAAGAGCATCGTCAAAATATATCCTATGACAGGGAATCTTTATTTGCACAAAAGGCAGTCATTATGAAGATCCTGCGTATGCTAAGAATTAAATACTTATTTGATAAGAGTAATTCTACTGGTTTTGAAGGTGATGATCTCTTAGCATACCTTTATTTTAAAAAGATAAGCAAGGAATGCTTGGTAACAATTGTATCATCAGATAAGGACTTCAATCAGTTACTTACAACTGATAGAGTGAAGATATTTAATCCAAGGAAAGAAGAATATGTTAGGCAAACTAATTGCGAAAGTCTTTTCGGATATACTCCGTACGAAACAGTTGATTACTTATCGCTTGTGGGTGATAGTTCAGATGACATTCCTGGTTTTCCTGGCATCGGTCCTGTTAAAGCTCGTAAGTTCTTGGATAAGTGGCACTCAATAGCTAAGTATTTGGAGCTTAATGCAGATGATAAGATGAAGGAGGTATATGAAAGGAATAAGCAACTTATAGATTTGAAGTGGTTTGTAGATAACCACTCCTTAGATCTTGATAAGGTACTAAAAACATATACCAGAAGAAAGATTAATTATGAGAAGTTCAGAGAAGTATGTATAGAGTACTCTTTTAACTCATTTATGACAGATATATTTATCGAACCCTTTAAAAAGTTATTGAAATGAAATCCTTACGTATTCAATTTGCAGGTCCCTCAGGAGTAGGTAAAACTACTTTGGCAAAATGGTTAGAGGAAGCTTATCAAATCCCTTTTGTATCAGGTAGTGTATCTGATTTATTACCAAAAACAAAGGAAGAACCTCATAAAGACATGTTATCACATGATAAGAAAGAGTTATATACTCAGGACTATCAGATACTTAACCTTCGTAATAAGCTTTACAGTGAGAAAGAAAACTATGTATCAGATCGTAGTTTCTTAGATTCTGCAGCTTACTTTATGTATAAACAGTCAGATACTATTCCTCAGTGTGAACTAGAGCATTTCTTTGAGTTATGTAAGAAGTGCTTAGTAGAACAAACTGACTTACTGATAATATTGGGATTTACTCCTTACATGGTTAAGAATTGGGTAATGGAAGATAACAATAAGCGTATACTTAATAAATATTTCCAAGCTCAGATATCTTACATCATGAAATATCTCATGAATGAGTGGGGAATGACTTTCTTTGATCCTATTCCTTGTATACATAAAGGTATTGGTAGAAAAGATATCTATCTAACTGAAGGACAGTATTATACTTGTAGGCTTACTACTCTATATGGGAGTACTTCTGTTATCTGGATAGATGAGCCAGGATTAGAAACTCGTAAAGAGATAATTGATAACTACCTAAAACGTACTCTTAAAGTATGAGTAAGAAAGTTATAGCAATAGCATTCTCAGACCTACATCTTAATGATTGGTCTAAGTTTAATACCGAGAACTCTAGAACATTAAATGGGTTCTCGGTATTACATCGTATAGCTAAGATTTGTGATAAATATAAATGTCCTGCTTTATTCTGCGGAGATTTATTTCATAAAGCAGAGATGATGTCCCAGGAGTTGAGAAACATAACAGATAGAGAACTTGGTAAGTTGCCAAGTACTTTTAGATGCTATGCTATCAACGGTAATCATGATCTGTATCAGGTTAATTCTACAACTAATAGGAAAGAAGGTTGGGTACATATTTTATCAAGGCAATTTCCTTGGCTTACCATCATTGATTTCAGGACTGTAGAATTTCCTAAAGCAGGTTTTACTGTACATGGAGTACCTTATCTAGATCACAATCAAGGTTTGAATGAATACCTTAAAAGTATAAAGACAGATATATTACTCTTACATACAGATTATCCAGGAGCTACTGATACTGATGGTAGAGTAGTTGGTTCTGCAGAAAACCTAAATATAAATTTACTAAAGCCTTTCAAACTTGTTCTCATAGGTCATATTCATAAACCCCAACGTTTAGGTAAGAAAATTTATATGGTAGGTGCTCCTCAACAACAGAGAAGAACCGATAGAGGTTGTGAAATGGGTTATATGGAGATCTATGAAGATTTTACAGTTAAGTTTAAGGCCTGGGATGATTATCCTAAGTTCATAGATGTATATGATGAGTCAGAAATTAAAGATGATGGCAATTATTATACCGTTATACCTAAGCCTACTAGTAAAACTATAGAATCTGGACATAAAATTACAAAGCAACTTACTAAGAAACAACTAGCACGTCGCTATATGAAACAAAAGGGGGATAAAAATAAGACTCGATTGAAGTTATTAACAAAGGTATTAACTAAAGGAGAAGAGTTATGTTAACATTTCTATCAATAAATATCGAAGGTTTCAGGAGTATAGCTGAACAAACTCATTTACAGCTTAATACTCCAGGTATAACCTGGATAAATAGCCCAACTGGTAGCGGTAAATCAACTATTTTCTCTGCTATCACTTGGGGATTATATGGTAAAGACCTAAAAGGAGTTTCTGAAGTGAAAACTTGGGAGAAATATAGACCAAAGAACTATCAAGGTGTATGTATTACCATAAATTATCAAACTTCTAAAGGTGTATTTAAGGTCATAAGGTGTCAAGATTATAAATTACCTTTAGAAGATGGTAGTAAAGGAGGTAGTAGACTTGTAATGTATCAAGATGCTTATCCTTTGGATATAAAAGGTAAAACTAAGATACAAAATGAGATAGAAAAGTCTATAGGACTCACTTACCAGCTATTTGTTAATTCAATCATGTTTGGTCAAGGTCTAAAAAGACTTATTCAGGAGTCAAATACTGATAAGAAAAAGCTTTTTGAGGAGGTATTTGATCTCAATTTCTTAAATTTAGCAAAAGGAGTGGCAAATGACGAACGTCGTGATATATTAGTAGAGGCAAATGATATCGAAAACAAAGCTAACCAACTTAAACATCAGGTTGAGGAATCTAAGAATACTTACTTCGAATTACGAGAACGTGAAAGGTCCTGGAAAGCAACAATTCATCGACAGCGTAGAGAGCTTAGAGAAAGGAGAACTGAACTCACTAGAAGACTTCAGGAAACACAACGTGAACTCAAGGACAGTGTTGAAGCTACTCTCGAGAGTAAGATATCTAGAACAGAATCCAGGCTTAACTCTGTATCTAAAAGATTAAAAAAGGCTAAGGGCGACACCCAGCTTGACCTCGAGGACTTCGTAACAGAAATCCTAAAAATGCTAAAAAGTAAAAAGTACCAATTGGCGTATAAAAAATTACAAACCCTACACGCTACATTTAAGGAGATCACGGAGTGTCAAGAAGAAAAAGAAGAGTTGACTAATAGGAAATACAAACTTAAGGAAATAAAGACTAGATATGCTCATATCAATAAGACGTGTAATACATTAGCGGACA